TTGTTATAAAGACCCATCATTTCGTCTTTTTTCATACCACTCATTTTAGTGAACATAGCATTAACCATTGCCACTTTAGTCATAGGTTTCCCCTGACCAGCTTTTGGTTCAGCAGCTTTTGCAGGTGCACTTGCCTTAGCGGCCTTTGCATCATCAGCAGCAGCTTTTTCACCATCCACTTCACTAGAAGCAGCCATTTCGTCGGTCTTCTTCTTGTGTTTGGCTTCCTCCAAAGATTCCTCTTGTTCATCAACAATTTCATCTTGGAGTTGGTCTTCAACTACGTCCTCATTTTGGACTTCATTAGACATTTGTTACTCCTCCGAGTTTAAAGATTAGAGAGGAAATCTTTGAAAGCTTTCATCTGCTTAGCAGGTGAAGGTGCTAACTTAATTTCAGTCTCGAGTTTTTCAATTTCTTGACGCTTAAATGTACCGTTCTCTAATATCCATTCAACACCTTCCATGATGCCATTTACGTAAGCATCTGGTGCTGATGGATCTTGAACAATATCAACGGCATTTAACATAAAGTCTGGCTTTACGTAATTAATACCGTTTTTAGTTTCAAGACTACCCATACCACGACTTGACACACCTAATAGAACTCCTCCTTCAATCAGACCTTGTGCGATCTGACCCATAGGAGTATTCAATACAGTGGCCTTTCCTATCACATTCTTACCTTCGAATTTCAGCTCGGTAATTTTGTGGGAAACTTTATCAAGGTTTATCGTCGGTCCTTCAGGGTGGTTTAACTCACCTACCGCACGACCCTTGGAAACTTGATCATTATTGTACTTGTTCACTGCTGATTCAAGTACTTCTTTGGTGTAAATTCTACCGTTACGATTTTTTTGATCAGCTTGCATAAAGATACCTTCAATGATAAGATTTTTCTTACCAGTTTTTTTATCTTCTTCTGTTATATACTCAAGCTGTTGATCATTATGTTCTGTAATAAGTTTCATTTATCCACCCATTAAATCTGTAAATTCTTTTGCGGCCTTTTCGGCTTCTTTTGCTGTTTTAAACTCGTCTAGCTTATCGCCATCTATATAAACACAAAAGAACTTGCCTTTTTTAGTTATAACCGCTTCATATTTCTTTTTACCGCCGACTTTAAACTTTTTAACTAGCTTTTCATCAGCCTTAACTTTATAAGATCCCTCACTGAGGTGTGTTCTCATCTCCTTGAACGTCTTCATCTTCCTCTACCTCAGTTTCTTCTGTTTCATCTGCTTCATCATCGATATTTTCTTCTTCTTGATCTGCAGCTTCAATTTCTTCTTCATCCTCAACATCTGTTATTTCAGGTTCCTCTTCATCAGGAACTCCTAAGGATTTTGCCAGTTCAATTTTCTTAGCATCAAGAGCATCATTTACTCTTTGGCTCATGATATCTCTAAATTTATTATTGGCATCTGCCATTTTATTTCCGGCCAAGTCAATCACTAAATCATCTATACTCATAATTTTTCTCCTTGAATTTATTTATAAAAAAGCGAATCTTAAGAAATTTTTTTTATACTTCTTCTTCATCATCAGGCGCCATTTCAGCTTCTGCTTCAATTTGTTTATTAATTTCTTCCATTTCTTTTTCGGATTGAAAAAGTACATGCCTTCTTATCCAATCGATGGAGAAATATTTGCCTGTGTATTCGTCTATTTCTCTGAGTGTGCCTAATCTTTCACGTAAAAGTTCTGATTCTTTTAATTCAGCAAAATGTGTATCTTTCATAAAGTCAATTCTTAAAAAAGTTTCCATTTCATTAAATTCTTCTTCAGTAACAATACCTTTTAAGACTAGTTGTGTTTTAAGTATGTCCATATAGAGCATACTAAATCTTTTTCTTAATCTATCAATAAACTTTTGAAACTTTAATTCATCTCTTGTAATTTCTGAAGCTCTGCCTAATGAAAACTGTGCTTCTTGTTCTAATCTATTGATAGGTACATTTAATGATCTATATAATTTCTTTTGGAAATATACAATATCATCAATCTGCCCAAGGTTTTCACCTCCTGGCAATGTTGTAATTTCTGTGCCTCTGCCGCCTTCACGTCTTGGCAACCAGAAATCTTCGAGCATGCTCATTTGCTTTGCATGATCTTTAATCTCGCCTGTTGTAGCGTTATAAACTAATTTATTACGATACTTTGACATGATATTTTTAAGATATTCTTCTGCCTTACCTTTTGGTAAGTTACCAACATCTATATAAAATATTCTTCTTTCAGGTGCTCTTGAAAGTCTGTAGATAACTAATGAATCTTCCATCATCTTAAGTTGATTCAATGTTTTTAGTGACTTATGTAAGTATGAAACAACTCTCTTATGATCTGAACTAAACAGACCTGATGTACAATATGCAATTGCATCTTTTGTAATTTTTAAGCCCTGATTAGTCTTATTCATATTATTGTTTTGAAACACATAATATTCTTTAGTTCCTTTAACTAAACTTTCACCAGTTGCTTTATCTTTATCTTTTTTGACTTCTCTTACTTTTTTAATTTTAAGAGGATCGATACATCTTAGCTCTATAATGCCGCCTTTTGGATTGGCTGTATCAATAATTTTATGATAGTATAATCTACCATCAACGTACCATTTCCTGAATATGTCAGCTCCCTGAAAATTCATATTCAGCATTTCTACGATTTTGTAAAACTCTTCTCTTATTTTATTTTTGATTGTTGCCGGTTGATTAATATCTTCTAAGATAATCGCTACCGGTCCTTCTGCAGTTGTTGTTACAATTGCTTCATTTACAATATCTTCAATTGCCGCGTCAACTTCTGGATGCATTGCAGCATCTCTATATTTCATTATTTGATCATTTTCGCTTTTGGCCTGACCGCCATCCATATCAATGTATTGACCATAATGACCACCAGCGTTGATAACGTTACCAACACCTTCGTCATCAGGAGGAACGAAAGATATTTTTTTCGGTTCAGCTTTACGCTTTATTTCGTATCCGAATATTTCTGCCATGTTTCACCTTTAAAATAGGGAGGAGATTATACCCCTCCCTATATTTATTACATTAACTAGTAGTACCAGATTCCCAATACTGTACTTGGAATTCAACCGTAAATTCTTCAATCTGATTTTCACTATCGTATGAAAGATCAATTGCAGAAATATTGGTTGGGAAGGTACCGCGGAAATCATAACGCTTGACTGATTCACCGGCTTTATTAAGCTGTTCAACAATCATATCGGCTTGATAATCGACTGGATTAACAAGACCAGTATTTGCATTATGTTGATTGATACCATTACTCCATCGCTCCATAGCATCTCGTACTGCGAAGTCTGTATCGTTTATAATTGTAACTGTCCATGGCTCAAATGTTCTATCACCTGCAATCTGCAATTGTCTTCCACGGAATGGAACTACAATTGGATTAATGACAGATGCTGGAAGTTGAGCTGCCTTACACATGAATGATGATAATTCAACATCACCCGCTGCATATGATGGAAAGTTCATTGTTACCTTAAACAGGTTGTTGCGTGCACCGCCACCAACCAGTTTGGATTTAAAATCATCTACGCCTAAAATTGCCATTGTCTATCTCCTTATGTTCCAGCTATCTCATTGAAATCTACGCCGGTTCGTGTAGCAATAAAGTTCAATGTGATAAAGTTGATTGACCTAGCAGGCTGTATGAAGATGTCTGCTACAAACTTATTAGTATCTATAACGTTACTAGTGTTATTAGTTTCGTCACATATTACTTTAAAGTCTGTGATACCTCTTCGTCCTTGAACCTCTCTTAAGAATGGTTCAACTAAGTTTCTAAATTGAGCTCTTGTAAATTCATCATTGAATTCAAAGAGTTGAAACTTAGCAGCTGTAGAGATTGCTTTTTCAAGAACAATAAAGAGTCTTCTTACATTGATTCTATCAAAGGCTGAAGGTCTTGATAGGAGTGTTTTATCTCCAAAAAGTACTGTACCTTCACCTGGGAATGCAACGATAGGATTAACTCTTGCTTTATAAAGAGTATCTCTTTCTGCTTGCTTTGGGTTAAAGTTGATTTTTGTAACACCTAGCATCTGACCTCTGTTGAAACCTGCAGGTGAAAACCATGCGTCTGCAACATTGTCTGTATTTGCTAGAAGACCTGCTACATGTCCACTTGATGGAATATCAACAAATGTATCATTATACTTATCGTATACTAATGAAGATGTTGAATCCAATATTCCATATGAACTTGAAGTTAAGTAATCAGCAAATGCTTTAACAAGAGCGGGTCTTGTAGTAGATGCTGTGCCACCACCAACTAGTGTAACTGCTGTGTTTGCACCAGGGTTTTGTGTAAAACTTACGGGTGGTGATATTACACATACTGCATCTTTTCTTGCTTCGCATATTGCAATCAAATCGTTTGCAATTGCTATACAATCAGATCCAGATCCTGTAAGAGCAGCGTCTAAAGGAGGAGCTATTAAGATGTTAACATCAAAAGTTGATGCATCTTCTACAGCGTCAAAGGCAGATTGAATTTCGCCTGCTGTATATGCATCATCATCGGTTCCTCCTGATAAGCTACTTGCTATTGCAGTTCCTCCATCACCATCAAAGACTTTACTTGAAGCCTGTGCTGATAATGAGATACCTGCGTCAGTTAAACCTGTGTCATGATCCATCCACCAAACATATTCGGATCCGGCATTAACTACATCTTTATAGAAATTTGAAGTTCCGTTATCATTTTTAGCATCAGCCGCCATTGATACGAAAGCAAAAGTTTCTAAGATTGTATTGGCTGTTCCTGTCCATGCTCCATCTTCATCTAAGACTACGATGTGCAATTCATCAAGAGCGCCTGTTACGCCTAGTTTAGTTGCAGTTGACGATGTACCTGGCGCGGAATCGAACTGCGTTGCATATGCCCAACTGGCAAATCCAGTTGAGGAACACACTTCAACTCTTAGTGAGTTACCCAGTGTTCCGGGATACTTAGCTGCCCATGGTCCAACACTTCCTTGTCCTGCTTCAAAACTGTTACTGTAAGTAGAATCGTTTGCAATTTTAACTGCAGATCCTGATGCAACAGCATTAAGCGCATTAGTAGAAGCTCTAATAACTCTTAGATCATTACCGTATTGAAGAAAGGCCGCAGCGGTAAAGTAAGAAGTGTTATTAGTAGTGTTAGGAGTACCAAATTTTTCAGCCAAGTCATTTTCTGAGGTGACCTGAGTCGGAACCCCCATTTGACCCCACGAGAATGCACCCGCGAAAGCTCCAATGGAAGAAGAGACTGCAGGAACTACGTTAGTGAGATCAATCTCACGTACGCGTACACCTGGAGATACTTGGAAAGACATTTTTATTCCCCTTCTAAATTAACATTAAATGATTATCATAATACGGTAATGTTCACAATATTATTTATAAATAATTAAAACCTAGTATAATCCGGTCTTTGATACGGTTTTCCATAGCTCACCTTGAATAATTTCTTCCTCTTCAACTTTATTGTCTGGCATGAATCCGACTGGTGTAAGTTCTTCTTCTAGAGCTTTCATATGTTCACTGAACATCATATCTTTTACATTAATATCTGTCATTTCCGCAAAGTAAAATGTGGTTGCAAACCAACCAAATAATACTAAATTCATAACCAAATCATCATGGTTGGTAGCTTCGGCTTCATAACTTGTGCCTTTTGCTACAAATGTAGATAACTCCATGATGGTATCTGCATCTACAATTTCTAACTTAAAGTTTTCTACAAAGTCTTTTAAATTAGAACATCCTATTCTTTTAACTTTCTTTGTCATTAAGACACCTACAGCATTTGATTTTACTGCAGATTCTACATAAACATTTTCATATTCCAAATCGTAATATAAACCATTACAAACTACCGCACCTGAGTCATTGTTCTCAATAACTACATAAGCATCATTGTAGGTTTTCGCATATTTATAGATAATATCAGGGAAGAGCAATGGAGAGATATTATTATCGCGATAAACAGCGACCTGTTTAAATGGGCGTGCGCTAATATCGATCACATTAAATGTAGAATAATCCAGACCTCTTCCCTTCGCGCTATCAACAAAAATCATATATTTTGCACCAGCAGCAGGCTTTTGATATACTGCTACAGATTCTTGTCGGTAGATAGGTGGTTGAGCTTTGAGTTGTAGAAGTACATTTCCTGAAATAAGAGTATTTCCAGTTCCGTGAAAGTTATTACCGAACTCTTGGTCAAATTGTAATTCTGACGTGTTTGCAATTGTTTGTTCTTTCCACTCTTCATCGCGGCCTGGTACATCCCACCAATCAATCCTAAAAGGTTGATAGTCATTAGTTTTTTGTACAGCACCTTCCCATAGTTTATGAAATACATTTCCAACTCCATTGGCTGTTGAAGTAATAATTACTTTGGTATCCTCACCTGAAGATACCACAGGATATGTTGATGTGTAAAACTTTGCAGCATCTTCTACAAAAGCAAACTCATCTAAAAATAGTAAGTTAACTGACATACCTCGGATAGATGATCCTGAAGTTGCAGCCGCAACAATTCTACTATTGTTACTAAATTCTAAATTACCTTTATTAACAATTTTACATCCTGGCTGTAAAAAGAAAGGTAAGTTTTCGAGAGCAATTTGTATTCTGGCCAACATCTCTCTAGCAGTAGCACCTTTGTTTGCAAGTATTGCTACTGTCTTTTCAGGATTAAATATTGCATACCATAAGATATAAACAACCGAACTGATTGATTTACCTGACTGACGACAGGCTAATACAATACTAAATCTATTTGAATTAAATGTTTTAAACATCTTTTCCTGATAATCATAGAGATTAAAAGGAATAAGACCTTCATCGAGTGAAATAATTTTTATGTATTTTTTAGCAAAATATACAGGATCTTTCATGCATTTTGCATATTCAAATACTTCGTCTTGGTTCCATTGTTGTTCTACGCCATCCCTTTTAATTTGAGGATTGCCAAGGTAACCAAACTCACTATTCTTTAGGGACGTGCTCAACGGTTTTCTCTTTCTTCTTCGCCTTGTCTATCAACATTCGTTGAAGATCGGTTGTAGATCCTACGAATACATTATTTTGTGTCATATTATTTGGAAGAGATAGTTTATCATGATCAATCTCTTTTTTATCCT